GGGGTTTCTTATATTATAAAACATGGAAAATTTAGTAAAAATTCAAAACGAATTAAAAGTACCAAAAGAAAATGTAAATGCTTTTGGAAAGTACAAGTATCGCTCAGCTGAGGATATATTAGAAGCTGTTAAACCTATTCTTTTAAAGTATAACGCTACCTTAACACTTAGCGATGAAATTGTAGCTATTGGTAATAAGATATTCTTAAAAGCAACTGCTAAGCTAAATGAAACTATTTGTTATGGTTATGCTGAATTAGCAGAACACAAAGGTATGAGTGCTGAACAAGCGACTGGGACTGCAAGTTCTTATTCTCGCAAATATGCCTTAAATGGTTTATTCTTAATTGACGAAACTGAAAGTGATGCCGATAGCCAAAAACCAACTGCTAAAGTTGAGCAACCAATAGTTGTAAATATTGAAGATGCTAAAAGTAAATTAATCGTTGTTAAGACACTTAATGAATTACAGCAAGTATATTTATCACTACCTAAATTAGAAGCATCTAACGTTGAAGTAATAGCCTTAAAAGATAAACTAAAAACCACTTTGAAATAATGGAAAATATAATTAATAAAATAGAGGAATACCAAGCAGAAAATAAAGTAAATTACGATGCTGCAATGGATAAGCCATTTAACGAAATAGTTTTTGAACTTGCTAAAATTATTGGATCGTATCAATCACAATTAAAAACCATTAAAATTGAATTACAACTTAGAAAATAAAAGAAACAATAATTAAAAATTTAAAAACATTTAAAAAATCATTATGAATATCTATAATATACAATCGGAATACCAACAAATAGTTACACAATTAATTGAAAACGGTGGCGAGCTGACTCCTGAATTGGAGTTAGCTTTGCAAATCAATAAAGATAACTTTCATTCAAAGTCAGAAAATTATGGCTACATTACTAAACAATTTGATGGCGAAATGGATATAATCGACAATGAAATAAAGCGATTGCAACAAGCTAAACGAAGTCGTGAAAAAACAATACAACGTTTAAAAGATACTATTGAATTAGCTATGTTAACTTTTGATGTCGATAAAATTGAAACGCCACTAATTAAGATTTCATTTAGAAAGTCTGAAAGCGTTGAAGTTGAAAATGTAAATGAATTACCTAATGAATTTAAGGTAATTAAATTAACTGAAAGTGCGGATAAATTAAAGATTAAAGACGCTTTAAAAAGTGGAATGTTTATTGAAGGATGCTCAATTAAAACTAATCGAAACTTACAAATTAAGTAGTTTTACCATTCTTAAATTCAATTATGTTTTGAACGGTAACAATCCCTAAACATAATAAACTAAAAGCTAACCATACCATTAGGGATTCTAATTGATTCTCTAATGGTATTTTGAATATCGTTAAATAAATAGCAGTAGCAACGCCAACAAATGCTGAAAGTTTCCTTCCTGAATAGCCGGCTGTATTATTTTTAAAGCTGTTTAATAAATCCATCATCGTCCTTGACCTTTATATTTTTTAACTGATTCCTTTTTATTAGGATGCTTTTTAGCTTTGCCATTACTTTTAACTTTTATTATCAAAAGTATATTTGTTTCTTTTTTTGCCATTATAGTGATTTTAACATTGTTATTAATTTAGGTTGTGGAACAATATCCACTTTATCATATCTAACTGAATTATGAGTAAATACTCCCGCTTCACCTTTTAAAGCTCTAGGACAAACATCCCAAATATCTTCATTATAGGTTAATGGAATTTTATAAGCTTTATTCCATAAAATTAATAATTGTTTAATAGATTCAATTTGAGCATCAGTATAAGCATGAAAAAATTTATGTCCTCTAAATGGTTTATCTAATTCAATAACATCTTCTTTTGGAATTACTGAATTAACATAAGTTAAAAACTTACCATCTTTGTAATTAACAAATCCAAAGTTACAGACTTCTATTCCTATTGAAATTTTATCTAAACTTTGATAAGGTATGTTAAACTTTTTAAAAGTTGGAGTTTGTAATCCTAAATGATAAGCCCAATATTTACTATCAAAGCCTTGTACTATTTCGCCATCAATAAAAGTTTGTTTAGCGTTAGGTTTACCACTAATACATACGCAAGTAGCTACCCTATCAGTATTACTTTCCCATCCTTTAAATGTGGCAACGCCACTAGAGTTGCCAGCAGTATGATGCAAGTAAATTTGTTTCTTAGGATGAATGTCTTTAATATATTGACTTTCTGGAAATGCTACTTGTTTAATCATTATAATTCTCTAAATTAATATCATTTGGCAAAATAGCTTCATGCTTATTCATAACTATTTGTTTAGGTTGTTTATCATTACAACAATCTTTTAGTTCGTCTAATTGATATTGAATGTGAGTAATTTCAAACTTTTTTTGAGTTGTTAAATCTCGGATATCCGATTTAGTAGCATAATAGTTAGTCAATACAACTACGATTAAAGTGCTTAACTTTACTATATTTTCAAAGTTTAATAGTTGTTTTGGTGCTGAGGTCATAGGACATTATTTATTTAGGTTTTGAAGTTTTAAAATTAATTCATTAACTGAATCTTTATCAGTTAAATCTACTGTTACTATATTATTAGGTTCTACTATTAAGTCAGGAACTTCTATACTAGAGATTAACTCCATTACAAAATCCCCATCTACTAAGATTGGATTACCTTCACTGTCTAATTTTTTAGAGTATATTTCGTTGAATGCCATAATTATTATTGTGCTTTTAAATAAATACAAGTATTAAATGTTGCGTTATCATAATAAAATGTAATAGTAGGAAAAGTTGCTGAAAATGCAATGTATGTAGAACTGGCTAAAATACTAAATACATAATTAGATGTTAAAGGACTCCAATAGGCTTTTTCTTGATTTGAATTATATCTTAAACTAATAGTTCCAGAACTTACTTGTATTACTACATGATAAACGGTTCCACTAACTAAAGTATAAGGAGTAATTGCTCCTTCTTTTAATCCAGTAGTAGCACAACTTATATTTCCTGTATCAGTTCCTGCAATTAATGTATTAGGTAAACCGTTTAAATCTGAATAAATAGCTATCCTAATATTACCGCCAGCAACTCCTGTATTACAATAAGCAGATAAACTTGTAATTGTACAAGTTTTTCTACCACTTATTTTTTGTGATATCATGTAACCATTTATTCCAGCAGTTGTAGTAGACGTTGTATAGCCAAGTGAATGTGGCATATAAGAACCACTAAATACTAAAGTATCTAATGTTGAGTTTCCCTTAGTCGCTAACCCATCAACTAAAGCCTTTGTACTTGAATAAGTAGTACTTGAACTTGCTGTATATGAATCTGATTTGTTAATCACTAACTCACTTAATGGAGTTGGACTAACTGTTAAAGGAATAGGAACTAAAGACCTTACAGGAGTCGAACCTCCAAATTGAAAATCATAAGTAGGATTAGAACCTCCTGCAACTCTACTACCGTAAAATTTTAAAACAATTCTATCAGTTGCTATAAATATACCATCGTTCCATAATGCAGTGGCTGAAAATTCAGAATAAACGCCATTAAAAACAGGTAATGTACTTCCCGAAGTAGTGATTAAACTTTCAGCTCCAGAACTTCTTCTTTTCCAAACTTCAAAGTAAAATACTGCATTTCCCGTTCCTGATGTCCTTCTAATATTTCCAATTGTTGTTATATTTAAAACGCCAGGATTACCAACTATTACATTTGCTGAAGTTGCTAAAGCTGAGATAAATTGATTAGTCGTTGTTATAGCTCCTGTACTTACATCTACTGCAGTTGTATTATAATCTATATCTGTTATACTACTTACTAATTTAACATAAGTAGGAATATCACTTGCTTTATTTGTAGCGTATAAAATTAAATTTGAAGGTAAATCATTTAAAGAAATAAAATGCGAAACTCCATCATCTCCATCATTAATTAAATCAGATGTTTTAGTTGGAACTACAATTGTTTGTAATACCCAAACCGCTGCTGTAATTGTGTTATCAGTACAAACATATACGTCTCCATTATCTAAACTCCAACGACTACCAACAGTAAATCCTTTTGAAATATCTTCAGTAGCACCAGGAATACTAGCGAAATTATATAAACTATATCTAATTTGAGTACCATCACCATTCATGACATATAGGCTTCCTGACTCCCATTTTAATTCATAGCCAACTGCACATATTTGAGCAATTCCTTTATTGCCTCCATAACCAGCATCAATAGTTCCTTCTCTTAATCGTGAAGTATTATCTAATAAAACACCAACACCTGCATCAAATTGAATGTCGTTAGTTGTTGTATTTCCTGCATCAGTAACTGATTGTAAATTTTGAGTTCCACCGCCTAAATCAGCGATATCTTGAGTAGTTGCTTGTGATGTTATTCCACCTTGAACTATTGGTACAATTTCAGTTCCATCTAAGGCTCCTGACAATGGTAATTCTGTTATTTTTTTATCTGCCATTATAATATTATTTTATATCCATTTTCTTGTAATAAATAATAACCATCTTCTTGTAATAAATAATCAAACATTTGGTCGGGTTGAATAGTTTTATATTTTAAAGTAGTTATAATATATCTTTTTTCAAAAATATATTTAGGTATCATTGTTGCTTCATAATCATATTCAAAACTTATATTTGCTAAATTTTGATTATTAATATCTGAAATATTACCTAACTTTAAAACATCTAAAACTCTTTCAGTTGTTCCAAATATTTGTAAACTTACATCAAAAATTGATTGATTCTGTCGTATTGTTACATTCTTTTTTAAATTTTTATTAATAGTAACTACTGGTTTAAAAGTATTAACTATTATTGGTTCATAATAAATTGTCAGTCCAACTATCGCTGTATTATTTACGTTGTCTAAAATAGGATTCCATTTAATTAAATCGTAAACATAACTAACATTTGAGTAAAGTTTTAACGATACATCAATTACTGATTCTCCATATTTTATAGTATAATTAGACATTCCTTGTAGCGTCTACGGTTACATCTAAGATATCATAAGGACTAATGTATATATCAATACTATTAAATCCATCGGCTTCTAATTGAACAGATATACTACGTTTTAAAGCCAAACTTTGTCCACTTGATTTTACATAATTTTCAATTCCAACTCCACATAACGGATATTGTTTCCAAGAACCTAACCATGAATCAATTATTAATTCAATATGTTGTGAATCACTTTCTTGAACACTAAAATCTCCATTTATAATGTACAAATCATTTTCTAGTAATGTAATATCTTTAACTGCCATGTTTTACTTTTATATTTTCTAAATTAGATTTTACAGTAGGAACTAAATTACCAACAACTGGAGGTGTTCCAACGCCTGTACTTCCCATTATTGTACCACCTGAATGAATATGAGTTGCTGAATATAATATTAACTCATTAACTTTATTTTCTAAGTTGTTTAATTTTGTAACCAAATCATTAACTTTTACGATACCATCTAAATTATCACCATTTAAATGTATCTCATCAATTTCACTACACATTGAAATATAACCAGTAGTATTATTAATTAAAGTTACTACAACAACGCTATTTTCTTTAGGTATTAATTTAAAACCTATTTTATCATCTGCTATTAATCTAACATTTACTAAAATTGCTGAACCATCAATAGGAGTGCAATCACATAAATATTTATTAGTATCAATATTTTTTACTGTACAAACTTCAGAATAAGTTTTATCTATTGCTGATATTTTACGAATAGCAAATTTTATATTTTGTAAATCATCCATTATATACTTCCGTTGTTTCTAAAATCAAATAAATCATTTTCTACTTTGCCAATAAACGTTCCTACATTTATTGTTTGTCTCCAACCACCTTGAACACTTAATGTATATTCATTACCAATTATTTGATAATAACCATCCTGTTCAGGAAATTTCTCACTTGTTATTTTTGCAATATCACCATGCTTTACAAATGGTTCGCCAAATGTAAATATATTTCCAACATAACCAGTATATTTAACCTCTTTTAATTTTAAATCTGCAAATGTTTTTAAATCAGCATCTGTAGCGTTGTAAGTATAATATGTTTTTTGAGAACCGTCCAAATCACCAACTTCAATTTGTTTTTTAGTATTATTAGCGTCCATACTAATACAAACTATTTTTATATTTAAATCATCTGCTTGTTGGTATTCTAATGATTCACTATTTATTATTGTTTTTTCAAAAGCAAATTCTTCTGTATTACTTTTAACTGCATTACTTGGTAAACCAACATGTAAAACTCCATCTACAAAGTAAGAATATAAACCATATTCTTGTCTTAAAACATCAAGCACTTCAGTTACACTAACTTTAGTAGCCCTTAAATTACCTAAATTAACATCATCTGTATAACCAATTCCGTCAGGCTTATTAACTATTATTTTATATTTAATATCTTCAGGAATCATATAATCAAGTAACTGATTCAATGTTATTGGGTCACTTGTTATAATTGGTTTCTTTAATGGTTTACCTTGTGGATATTTCTTTGAAGGTTTGCCATGAGTAATAGTTCCTGTTATTTCAGGATAAGTTACTTTTATTTTTTTCAATAAAAACATTTTATCTTCACACTCAATAACTATTGGATTATTTGCTCCTATTTTAGTAATATAGCCTTCAAATACTACCCTTAATTTATTATCATAGCCTATTTCAATCTTAATAGAATCACCACGTCTAAATAAAGCAGTTGAGCCTGTAAAGATGTTACGACCATCATAATTAATATTTCTAGGAAACATTACTTTTGCAGTACTTGTTAATTTATCATAAGTAGATATAACATTAACTTCATTAACAAAATCTATTTCAAAGACCTTGCCATTAACAGGAGTTATAGTTATTTTACTGTCTATTTTAAGCATTAGATTTTATTTCAAAAGGAATTTCAGATAAACATGTTAATGTATAATCATATACGTTTCTCATACCCTCACGTTGCTCGTAAGTAACGTTTGTTATAACTACTGTATATACTTTTAAATCATCTAGAAAGTTGCTTATAATGTCTATATCTACGTTATAACTTCTAAATAAATCTAATTTTTTTAATTCTTCACTTGGTCTTTTATTAGATGATTCACTAACAATTACTCCACGAATAGAAATTTGCCAATCACCATCAGAAACGTATTCTTTTATGGATCCATTTCTACCTTGAACTGCAGTTTTAACAATGTTTTTTTCTTGAGTTGCAGTTATTAAAGCAATTTCTAAAACTAAATCATTTGGAGTTATTTGTCCAGTTGTTTTACTATCTGGAGTAAATCCTTGAACTTTATTATCAAATTGAGCAGGTTTCTTTAATATAACAGCATCAAATACTTGCATACCTGACATGTTACCCATTATGCCTAAAGTATCTTCATACTCTTGTTCTTTTGCTACTTTTGTTTGGTCAATATTATAAAATTTAGGTTTCAATAAACCTAATCCTAAACCTTTTAAAATAAGTTTAGATTGATTTTCAATATTTCTTGGAACTTGTGAATTAAATATAGCCATTATCTTGTTATTAAATTAGCATCGTTTACCATTTCTAAAAATACTTTTGAAATTTCTTCACGAATTTTACCAGTACCTTCTTTTAAAGTTTGTGAAGTTAAGTTTAAATTTTCTACTAATTTTGTAATGTTAATTGTTAATGATTGAGGTCTTGCTGCAGTAATATTAACTCCTGAATTTTGAGCTCCTGAACCTTTTGCTCCTAGCGATGCTAATTTTTCTTTTTCAGTTACGTTTAATTTCTCACTAGGTTTGG